TACGGGCGAACGCGATAAAGCAGGCAATTTCATATATGACAATTTGCCAGAATACCAATACATTGACGTGGATTTTGATACGTATAAATATATTCGCAAGACGCCGACCTCACGTGCCGAAAAAACGAAGGTTGGGCGTATGACGTGTAGATGGGCTCAATTGCCGAACAATCAAAAGTCTATTATGCCGTCTATCTTGGAGGAACTGTTAAGAGCACGCAAAGATACCCGCAAAATGATAAAGACTGAAAAAGACCCATTTATGCAAAACATTCTAGATAAACGACAACTTGGATACAAGGTGACTGCGAATTCACTTTATGGACAATGTGGGTCTCGCACATCTACATTCTATGAAAAAGATGTGGCTGCATCAACAACTGCTACTGGACGAACGATGATTACATATGCAAAGCGAATGATTGAGGAAGTGTATGGAAATCTAGTATATGAAACAAAGCTCGGTCCCGTTCGGTGCAGAGCGGAATATATTTATGGCGACACAGATTCAGTATTCTTTACATTTAACTTGGAGCATCCCGAAACTGGTGAAAAGATTCGCGGCAAACAAGCATTAGAGATGACGATTGAAATTGCACAAGATGCGGCAAAGTTATGTAGCGGGTATTTAAAACCGCCAATGTCATTGGAATATGAGAAAACGCTTATGCCATTCATCTTGCTGTCCAAGAAGCGATATGTGGGAATGTTATATGAAGATAACCCGAATAAGGGGTATTTGAAATATATGGGTTTGTCAATTAAGCGCAGAGATTCGTGCGATTATCTGAAAGATGTGTATGGCGAAATCTTGCATATTCTGATGAAGGACAACAATGTGGAAAGTGCCATTAAGTACTTGGACCATGCTCTGAACCAACTCGTGGAAGGAAAGGTTAGTATGGACAAACTGACGATTACAAAGGCTCTTCGCGGCGATTATAAGAATCCGAATCAAATTGGACATAAGGTTCTAGCCGACCGCATTGGACAGCGTGACCCAGGCAACAAACCAAAAGCAGGCGATAGAATGCGGTTCGTGTTTATAGTAAATGACAAGCCGAAAGCACTGATGGGAGACAAAATAGAAACGCCCGATTATATACTTGAAAATAAATTGCAAATTGACTATACGCATTACATTACGAACCAATTGATGAAACCGCTACAACAGCTATTTGGTCTAGCATTAGAGCAAATCTGGACGTTGCAAAATAAAAAGTCGGCGATTAAAACGTTTCAAAAGGAATTGGCTGCATTAGAACAAGAATATGCAGATGATTTTGAAATGTTTATGAAAAAGAAAGAAAAAGTGTGTAGTGCAAAGGTAAAACTACTGTTGTTTGATAAAACACTTGGTCAAATATACAATAAAAAGAATAATATTCAAACCCTTACCACATTCTTTGGTAAGAAATAAATATTTGTCGTGTCGGATGTCAATACTATATATTTTTATTGACATTCTTATTCATCCGAGTTATCATCTTCTGCATTGTTTGCGTCTTCTTCTGCATCGTCGGAGTCTTCGTGTACTTCATATGTAGTTACGATGGGTATCTCAAAACTAAACGTTTGATTATTTGACAAATCCATATTATTATTTGCAAAATAGCTGGCAATTAAGTTTGAAATATTTGCAGTTAACCCATCTAACGACTGCTCAATGTCTTCGCCTGCACTGATACTAGCGGATGAAGTTGGCGGAATATTATTGGATACATCGGTCGGGGCAGGCGCGCTGTATTCTCGAATATCAGATCTACATACTGGACATCGTACTCTATTACTAAACCAATTACGTATGGACTGTGTTTGAAACATGTGCCCACAAGATCGTATTCTAGTTACTTGATCGCCTTCTGCAAAATCTTCTAGTGTAATCGGACATCTTGAATGCAAACGGGCAGATTGCGCATATGTAATTGTTTCTAATGCAGCGTTTAATTGGTTGGCAGTTGGTCGCACAACTACATCTTGCAAATTTGGCTGATTGGTATACATACTGGATAGCAAATCTACATTAAATAATCGGACGGGTTGCCGCGATGTACCTCTTGGCGAATTATTATTGCGAGAGAAAAATCGTTGTTGGTTGTTAAACGGGGTTGGCGGGGGTTGAGGCGGTTGGTGGTTACTCGTAGGTTGAACATTCGCTGCAATGTCTTGCCGCAATGCCCTGATTATATCTAAAATTAACCGAGTATTCGCATTATAACCAGATATCGTATCGCGAAGGGCGAGTATAAGGTTGTAATATAAACTATGTGGATTATTCTGGTGCATTGGCCGATAGGGTGGTTGTGGCGTTGCCGATCCCGCGGATCTTTCTGGTGGCGGGGGATAATATGCATTAAGGATTGTTTCTAATAAATTATCGGCAATATTGTCGTTTGATAGATTATTCATTTTATAATATATTTATAAATGGTGTAAAGATTACTGTCTATATACATTCATTAAGTAATAATATAGCAAAATGGATTTAAGTAAGTATTACAATAAAGGGATGACTGGAATTGCCAATATGGGAAACACGTGTTTTTTAAATTCGTCCATGCAGGTTATCAACCACACATATGAACTCAATGAATTTCTAGACACACCCGCATTTGCCAAAAATTTAAAACCAGATACGGACGATGGACGAATGATGACGGAATGGAATGATTTGCGAAAGGTAATGTGGAGCGGGAACGGTGTAGTAACTCCACGAAAGTTCGTACACAACGTGCAGCGCATTGCCCATAATAAAAATAGAGATTTATTTACTGGATTTGCGCAGAATGATATGCCTGAATTTTTATTGTTTATAATTGACTGTTTGCACAATAGTTTGTCTCGGGCGGTAAGCATGCGCATTTCGGGCAACGCACAAAATGAGAGGGATGTGATGGCGACAAAATGCTATGATATGTTAAAAACCGTGTATTCCTCCGAGTACTCTGAAATAATGGATATGTTTTATGGCATCTATGTGTCTGAAATATTATCTGCCGATGGGACAATATCTCATACAATGAAACCCGAACACTTCTTTATGCTTGACATACCAATTGTTAATAACAATGTTCCATTGCCTACTCTGTATGACTGCATCAATCATTATACGCTACCCGAACAAATGTCTGGTGAAAATGCGTGGTTCAATGAGAAAACGAAACAAAAGGAAGATGTTGTAAAGCGTCTATCGTTTTGGAATTTCCCGAAAATTCTGGTTATTGTATTAAAGCGATTTACTGCCGATGGACGATTCAAAATCACATCTCAATTGGACTTTCCCATTCACAATCTTGACTTATCACCATATGTAAAAGGTTATAACCCACAATCCTATGTATATGACTTATATGGCATATGCAATCATCTAGGCGGCACTTTGGGTGGACACTATACGTCGTTTGTCAAGAATGCTGAAAATAAATGGATACATTTTGACGACGAACGAATCGAAATGATTAATGACGAAACCTCATTAATTACACCAAATGCTTATTGTTTATTTTACCGAAAAAAATAACGCACTATAATATAAAAAGAAATGTCCGCATCTGCTGAAACACCTCCTTCAAAGGGCGCATCTACTACTCCCAAACCGCCGATTATTCCTGACGCCACTATATCCAATAAACCGCCCGCGGTGAATCCACCACCAGCCAATCCACCTGCGCCCCCCGCTAATCCGCCAGCACCACCCGCCAATAGCCCCGTGGTCGATGCGCCCGTAACAGATAAACCAGTTGAAGCCGATGTGTCTACAAACCCAATTCTAGATGCTATACTTACTAAGTCCAATCTTATTCTACTTGTATGGTTCCTTGTGATATACATTTTAGCATACTTCGTTTTAGGAATGTTTTTTGGTTCTGGTCCCACTATTTCTAATTTTCAAGCAAGTCTAGGAAGACTATTAGATATTATATTCTTATGCGGATTGTTAGGTTACGCATTATTGTACTATTACTACACGTCCGCCGATCAGGTTAGTGCCGATGCAGAACAATTGTATGAACAAACGGTTAAATACTTGAACAATTCATATTCGTTGCTAACTACTGCCGCATTCATTTTTGTGTTTTATGTAGTAGTATACCTATTTAGAATTCCTATGTCAGCGGAAGCAAAACCAATATTTATATCATTCGTTGAGAACACAGCGTGGATTGGTCTGTTACTAGTAGGCATCGTTGCTTTCTTTAAGCACGCACTTGGTATCTCATTGGAAGATTTATTTGATAGATTAAACCCATTTGCGAAACAAGAGACTCCCGCCGCTGCACCTATTCCAGCGGAAGATAAGAATGAAGTCTTTAACATATCCAACAATTTATATACATACGACGATGCGCAAGCAGTATGCAGTTCTTTTGATGCCAAATTGGCGACATATGACCAAATTGAATCAGCTTACAATGCAGGAGCAGAATGGTGTGCGTATGGTTGGTCAGAAGACCAAATGGCGTTCTTCCCCACGCAAAACGCAACTTGGTCCAAATTACAGAAAGACCCGAAGACAAAGAATAATTGCGGCAGACCTGGCGTGAATGGCGGGTATATTGCAAATCCATACATCAAGTTTGGTGTAAACTGCTACGGCAAAAAACCCAAACCGACCGATGCCGACCTTAATCGATTAGATGCAAAGCAAAATCAGGTGTTTCCGAAAAGCACCGAAGATAAAAAGCTAGACGAAAAGGTCAAGAATTGGAAAGAAAATGCGGACAAATTCTTAAACGTGAGTTCTTACAATAATAATAAGTGGTCAAAATATTAGATTGTAAGAAATATTGTATGGGTTTCAGTTTGATAACAAAACAAATTTATTGATATCAAACACCTTTTTATTTGTACATTAGATCCGAGAATATTTTTACAACGTCAAATGACGTATCTTTCAAACTTAATACTAATGCCGTGACTACTATTATATTTACTATTACACTATTCATATCTTCTATTTCACTGTTTTCCGCTTTTGTGTTACATAATATGTCAAACCATTCTGGTCCATAATTGTTTACGCCGTTCTCCAAGTGGTGTTGCGCGTGAACCTCGTGACTAAGTATATGATAGTTGATTAAATGATACGTTGTAAATATTATTGCCCATACCAAAATTGTATAATGATTTGCCAATTTAGTTTCAAAGTAGTTCTCCAAAATCATTATGATGGGAACCCATAATAGACCGCCAATAATGAGCAAGTTCACTACTATTTCAAATATTTCGGTGCTTATATATTCTTTATACGCTGGATTATGATGTATTGCGTGTATTTTCCCTAATATGGTATTTTCATACTTATGCATAAACCAATGTACTGCATATGTCCAGACTGATATAGCAAAGAAAGTAAACGTTGTATGCGCCATATTATCGCCAGTAGTGTAATTTATGAGCATTCCGCCCAACAATATGGTTATAAACAATCTGTAATTTACATTTGTTAGTTTTATCATATTATTGTATAGACCATCTTGGTGAGAATATATAAGTGAATATTTTAATTTGTCTGTCATTTCTATAATATTGTTCTATTTTTATTCTGACAAATACGTAAAGAAACAATGTTTCAGCAATAGTAAAAATATCTTTGCATTTGTAGTTGCTATCGCCATAAATAACCACTGCACTGTAATGGTTCCACGCTGGTCGTTTGAATAATCTGTATGTATATGCCCGCTCACTGTATCTATCATAGTTCCGCCTAAACACCTGTTTTCTATTATTGAGAGTGGACAATCGTGAAAAACGATATTTATTGTTAAAATAGAGTACAAGAATAGGCTCACCATTACTAATATTGATAAGTCAGACGACAGTAGTGTAATTAAAATCGGAGATACAAACATTATCCAATGCATCGTAATGAGCGAAATCAGCATTCGATTATCATATATCATTTGGGCAATATCCGCGATTGAATGACTTAATAGTTTTGATATTATTTCCATTATTATAATATCAACACGTAATTTATTTATTTGTTACGAATGACTGCGAGTCACCTTATTTTGTGGCTTGAAGCGCAATCGTTTCTTTGTTACGGCGTTTGTCTTTCGCGAGAACGTAACTGCATCTAATAAATTTGAAAATGCTTCATCTGTTATTACACCAATGTTCTCATTGTGTTCTTTATATTTATGATTATTACAGTTATTTATTGATAGATTATC